TGTGTAATTTAATTAAAGCTCGTGCTTCAATTTTTTTGGTAAATATAAGTTATCCCCACTACGCCCTCCGGTTGTGGACCCTAACCCATTTACACGCTGCGCTAGGCTTAATTATACCCTAACCTTTACACGCTGCGCTAGGCCAAAAAATTAGATTTATTGTAGTTCTGGGGTTGGTTCACGGTCTGTGATAGCTTCCCACCAAGCCTGGTACTTGGCTATTGAACGGTTTCTACGGCGGATACATCTTTCACATTTGGGAAGCGCTACTCTTGCTTCATAGGGACGTTGGTGTAACACAAACTGGCACTGGGCTGAAGGATCAGTAGTTAAATTGGTTTGGAAGGGGTTAGTTTTAAATAAAACTTGCTCAGTCTGGGGTTCGAACCCAGGACCGTCAGCTAAACAATCTTTTGCTGAATTATCCATCTGAGCTATGGAGTCGTAACTGTAAATGGACTTAATAAAAATATATTATAGACTTGTATTTATTATGGATTATTAGACTCGGTTAATTGATAGAGTCTTCCTTGAGCTACCTTAGGGTACATGCTGGTTAGGTATACAGCGGTTGTACGGTTGACTTCGTAGGCTATGGAGATGTTTTCACTGGAGTTAATGTTAATCATATCTTCTAGAGCGAGCATCTGGCATTTACCTACTAGGTTAATCTGTTTACTGCCAGTACCACTGGCTGAGTAACCGTAACGTATAGCCTTGAGGAACTTGATCAAGCTGCAAGATCTAGTATAGCCTATACTGGAGTTCTTGATATCTCCCGGGTTGATCAACTGCTTGCTAGACTTGGTACAGTTCCAAAATATCTTGGGGTTAGGCGGTTCCTTCATAACGGACAAGCCGTTATCAAGAAAAGAGGCCCCGCGGGCTGTGAGTACACCGGTCTTGTCGGAAATTGCTTCGATAAGTCTAACTCCGTCCACTTTAGAGCGCGGGGCGCCTGAGCTGAACTCATACATTCTTCCAACTATAGGATTAGATGCGACATTGTCTGTAGATGAATCTCCAGCAGCGCTCTTGGTTCTATTTTGGACTTTGATCTCAGATCTAGATCTGAGATGGATGATTTCATTTTGTAGATTGATATCAGTGCGGAAATTGTAAAAATTAGTGCCGTTACCGTCAATACCATAAAGGATAAGCCTGGTAGGCTGTAATACATTGAGATCTTGACCTGCAACTGCCCCAGCTGCATAATCGGCCAAGACGTCAAAAAACGTAGCCCAGGTCCCGTTTGATCCATTGGCACGGTCACCAATGATCTGGGAAATACTGTCAGTTGCGGTTGTATCGTAAGTATAACGATCGATAGAGCCGTTGGCCTTGTTTTCACGCCAGATGGCTAGTCGCCATCCAGCTGCACTTAGGGCGTCTGTACCGGGAAGAATTGATCCCATATTGGTACAGTCCCAATGCATTCCTTTCCAAAAAAGCTTTCTTAATAAAACTTGACATATCATCTCCATAGTTTGCACTCCAGACAAGCTGGAATGCCCAATATATACACAATCTGGATCTGAAACGGTTCCGTTCACTTCGGTGACGGATTGGAAGCCTTTTGAAAGATAAGGGTCCATTTTCTTGGTGTTCTTTCTTGCTTTGCTGAATTTGCCGCGATACTGGCCTTTGCCGCCATACGCAACTCCCTTCTTGTTGCCCGCCGAGCGCGCACCTCGGCCTTTATACGCCGAATACGCTCCGTGAAGCATGCTGCCAACTTGATAAGCACGGGGGAAAGCATATTTAGCAGCCAGACTAATAGCTTTAGCACCGATACGACTAGGCCTAGAGACTGTGGTAGGTCCAGCTCCAGTTCGCCAGGACTTAAATCGTTGTTTCTCGAGTACTGCTGAGGCTCTACGTTTGACCATTGACTAGTTATAGGAATAGGATCGCCGGGGGCGAGGAGACAGGCGTCGTAATATTAAAGACGCCTGGGAGGAGGAGGAGGATAGAAAGAAAAAGAGTATCTAAGCCACTTAGACATTTATTCTTCTAACTCTTCTCATTACTGCGGGATCTTCACTCAATGGCCATTCGTTACAGGTAAAGCACTTCCATACCTTAGCTGGTATCTGTGCAACTTGGTGGCGACAATGAATAGAGCGTGGATTGTCGAAGTCTACTATAGATATTTGAGAAGTCCTTGGATAATGATTGAAATCAACATCATCAAATATAATAGACTTGTGATATCCTATTTTAAATAACTTTAGATCGTCAATATGGGAAACGAATAAACTGGGGATGGGCATATTCCTCTTGGCCCATGTCGTCTTTCCACACCCACTGGGACCTTTGATAATGAAGGTTCTGTGTATTTCAGTGTCAAAACGTAATTCTTGTAATCGTTCAACGATATTACCTTCGTGTTCGTTGGTGGTAATTGTGGAGGCAGGAGGATTGGCTCTGTTCCAAAACCATGTGGCGTATTGGAAGCCAATCTTCTTCTGAACACAGTACTCAAACCAATCTGCTTGATCTGACATACCTTTACATGCTTCCATCGGTGAGACATGTAATAAATGCTGCTCTTCCGGCCCTTCCATAAAGTCCCCGTCTTTTTTGCAATACTGAACACAGGCATTCCATTTTCTTGGGTCTTGTTTGTTTGGATGTTTTGTATTGAAATCCAACCAATCACTTGGCTTCCTTTGAATGGTGTCAAACTCAACGCAGGCGTGCAAATGGTAGTTTCCATCGGCGTGCTTCTCTCTTGCAACAATATAGTACTTGAGTGTTCCTTTTCCGTGTAAAAAGATAACGAGTTCGTGGGGAAGTGCGTCGCATTGAGGGTAGGTGAGAAAAAAGCGTTTTCCATTGAAGAAGGATGGCATGAAATTGGTGGCTGTGTAATTTAATTAAAGCTCGTGCTTCAATTTTTTTGGTAAATATAAGTTATCCCCACTACGCCCTCCGGTTGTGGACCCTAACCCATTTACACGCTGCGCTAGGCTTAATTATACCCTA